GATATTGTATAAATTTATAAATAACTAAAAGATATAAATATACAACTCCAATGGCTCAACCATCATCAAGAGCAGAGTTTACTGATTATTGTTTGAGAAAACTTGGAGCTCCTGTATTAGAAATAAACATAGATGACGATCAAATTGATGATGCAATTGATGATGCGTTTCAGTTCTTCCAAGAGAACTGCTACAACGGTATGGAGCGTTGCTATCTTAGACACGAACTAACTGCTGACGATAAGGCAAGATTTGCTGGTAAAGTTACAACCAGTAGAGGAACAACTGATTGGGAAGAGGCGACAAATTATATTCCTATTCCAGATCACGTTGTAGGTATTACAAAAGTATTTGGTATTGTCAGCAATTCAATCCGTTCCAACCTTTGGGGTGTTGAGTATCAACTCTATCTAAATGATCTGTATGCATTTGGTGCTCTTGATATTCTCAACTACTTCATGACAAAGCAATATCTGGAAACTCTGGATATGATTCTGAATAATGGATCATTCCAACAGTTCAGATATACGATGCGCCGTGATCGTTTGTATCTTGACGTTGATGCTGACTTCCTTGCTGAAGGTAAGTTTTTACTTATTGAAGCTCATCGTTTGATCGATCCTAACGATGCCACAGAAATGTATAATGATATGTTTGTGAAGCGTTATGCTACTGCTTTGATAAAGAAACAGTGGGGTATGAATCTTATCAAATATAATAACGTTCAACTTCCAGGTGGAATTACTTTAAATGGCAGACAGCTTTATGAAGATGCTTTGAGCGAGATTGAGAAGATAGAATCAGAAGTTCTCAGTAAGTATGCAATTCCACCTTTAGATATGATCGGATAAAATGCCTACTAGTCACTACTTTCCAAATTACTATCAAGGATATTCGGGAGAACAAAATTTAGTTCAAGATCTTGTGGACGAACAGATAAAACTGTTCGGAACTGATATCTATTATCTCCCAAGAACTATATTGAAAGATAATACTTTAGATGATGTTATCTATTCTAAGTATAAAGAACAATTCCAAATTGAAATGTTACTACAAAATGTTGAAGGTTTTGGAGCACAGTCAGAATTTATTAGTAAATTCGGTATACGTGTAACCGATGAAGTAAAGTTCATCGTATCTACAAGAAGATGGGGGCAAACAGAAATTAAGTATGAACCGCAATTAACAGTTGCTGGAAGACCAAATGAGGGGGACTTATTATACTTCCCTCTGACTACTGACATTTATGAAATAAAGTTTGTGGAAAGAGAAACTCCATTTTATCAGTTTGGTAAGGTTCAATTCTTTATTCTAACAGCAGAGATCTATGAGGTCGGTAACGATCTTATCGATACTGGCATCGCAGAGATTGACGAGATCGAACAGCTCTTTAGTTCTGCCATTTCTCTATCCATGAAGGTTGGTGGAACTGATGATTTTGATATTGGAGAGACAGTTACAGGATCTGTAACTGGCATCACAGCAACCGTGAAGTCATGGAACCCCACAACCAGACTTCTACAAGTCATCAATAGAACTGGAACGTTCGCTGAAGATGAAGCAATTACTGGAGATGATAGTGGTGCTGTCTGGGTTGTTGGTACATTTCACACTCTAAATAATACGAACAGCGACTACGATCAGAATAGAGAGATCGAAGATACAGCTGACAACATTGTTGATTGGACTGAAAGAAATCCATTCGGTGAATTTGGAAATTATACAGGTAGTATCTAATGTTAGGATCACATTTTTATAACGAGGTAACACGCAAAAATATTATTGCATTTGGAACTCTCTTCAACAATATCATACTAAGAAAAAAAGATCCTCAGACAGGAGATGTTCTGGAGGAAGAAAAAGTTCCTTTGGCATATGGTCCAAAACAAAAATTCCTTGCTCGCCTAGAACAGAATCCAGATGTAGGCAGGAAGGTAGCAATTACTTTACCACGTCTCTATTTTGAGATGACAGGAATTGAATACGATTCTGCCCGTAAGACATCACCAATTCAAAAATACAAAGCGATCATTGATGATAATGGTAATGAGGTCAAGACTCAATATGTTCCTGTTCCTTATAATCTAACTTTCGAATTAGGATGTATTGCAAAGTCCCAGGACGATGCTCTACAAATTGTGGAACAGATTCTACCATACTTTCAACCATCTTTTTCAATTACTCTCAATATGATTCCAGAAATGGATGAGAAGAGAGATGTTGCGATTGTTCTCAACGATATTTCATATGAAGATGAATGGCAGGATGATTACATGCAACGCAGATATATCATTTACACGATGAGATTTACTGCGAAGACATACTTCTACGGTCCTTACAGCACTTCTGGAATTATTAAGAAAGCAATCGTTCACGAAACTATTGGTGATACTGCTGTAAATCGTAGAGCAATTACAAGAACATATACCCCAGTTGCTACCACAGATCTTGATGGAGATGGTGATGTGGATATAGACGATACAGCAATTCTAACTGCTGATGATGATTTTGGATTTAATGAAGGGATTGAATTCTTATGAACCTAGAAGAGAATATGGAGGAGATCCTCAATATTGATGTTACACCTGTTGAGGATTCCAAACCACCAGTAAAGGTGGATAAAACTAGCGATGACCGCCAGAAAGATTATGAATATACCAGAGGTGAGTTATACACCCTCATAGATCAGGGGCAGGAGGCGGTCAGAGGCGCTTTAGAGGTCGCCCAGGAGTCAGGGCACCCGAGAGCGTATGAAGTCGCTGTAGCGGCGATGAAGCACGTTGCAGACATGACAGAGAAACTACAAGATCTTCATAAGAAGATGAAGGATCTTGACGAGGAAAAGAAAGGACCATCCCGTGTTACAAATAATGCGATGTTTGTTGGAAGCACTACCGAGCTCCAGAAGATGCTGAAGGAGATGGGTGGCGGCAAACGATAAATACATCTAGAGTTCCAATCTAGATGTCATACGTCAGATACGATACTGATAATGTTATGGTTTCCCCCCAACCAGGATCAAATACAGTAACTGTATTTGATGACTGTGAGGGTTGGAGTCCTATTGCATACAAAGATTGGAATACTGATTATGTTGCTAGAAATTCTGACAACACAGTTAGAACTCCTGGTACATTTCAAGCGAGAAATTATGACAATACTACCAGAACACCTGGAGTATATCAAAGATATGATGTAAGTAATCAACCAATTAATGATTGTGAGATTGGTGATGATGACCCAGCAAATTCTACTGAACCAGATGCTACAGCATGGGTATTGATGGATGGTCCTTTCTACAACACCCCAGGTAATCCAGGTTCTGGATTTATTGGTGGTCAAAGTTGGAGAAAGATGGCACCATCAGCACCAGTAAATGGTAAGACATCTTACATCTATGGTGATGAGACAGTGACTTGGACTGGATCTGAATGGCAGTATGCCAATCTATATACTGGGGTGATTTCATCTTCATCCAGTAATGTTGCATATCCATGGCTTGCTACATGGAACAACGGATATACTGGGGCAAAGATTACATCCACATATGTGAAGACAACTAATTACCCAGCGGTTCCATAATGGCACAGTATAGTAAGCATTGTGGCAACTACTCAACAATCTGGTGGTGTAGGATCAAATGAAGCTGGATATAATTGGGATACACAACTAACCAGAACTTTGAATGGCACAGCAGAGATCGTAACGATTGCTGCTAAATCATTAGATAATGCTGCTAAAAACATTCGTGGCGCAATTTCCTACTACGACCTAACATGAAAAACTACAAAGAGATCAAACATCTTGCTGAAGAAGCAAAGAAGAAAGAGAAAGAAGAGAAGAAGTTTTGTAGGCTCTGTCAAAAACCAGAGACAAGAGATGAGTGTTCATATGGTCCAAAAGCATGGGATCGTTTTGCGGTGCCTATCAAGTCAGTAAAGAAAGAGGATGTTGATTTATCTGATCGTTTTGAATTGGAGGAAGGTGCTGCTTGGACCCGCAAGGCAGGACAGAACAAGAATGGTGGTCTCAACGAGAAAGGTAGAAAATCATATGAAAAAGCAAATCCTGGAAGTGACCTCAAGGCACCTTCAAAGAAGGTTGGAAATCCCCGTCGCGCATCATTCTGTGCTCGTATGAGAGGTATGAAAGATAAGCTAACTTCCAAGAAAACTGCCAGAGATCCAGATTCAAGAATTAATAAATCGTTAAGAGCCTGGAATTGTTGAGATAGATTGGTATAATTAGTAATGAGTTCTCGTACAACGATGAGATTAAGTAGCGAAGACATCACCATGCTTATCAGA